TCCTTACCGAGATGGAGAGCAAGGGGGACACGCGGCCCGAGATTCGCGAGCGTCTGAGCGCACTGCGCGAGCAGGAAGGCATGCTGCGTGAACAGGGCTCTGCTCTGCACGATACGCTGCGCGACCTGGACAACAACGCGGAGCGGTACGCGTCGGAACACGCGGACGCCACGGAGAAGCTGAACGCGAAGAAGGCGCAGCTGCTGTCCGACCGCGCTGCCCTGGCGGAGATGGAGAAGCTGGCTCGTGAGGGCGGCATCTCCAAGGTGATCAGCAGGGCAGGCGACGTCGTCGGGTCGTACTGGAGCGCGTACCGTGACGTACCGAACGCCACGTACAGCCAGGGGTACTTCTCGGACTTCGCTCACCGCATCCCAGCCATCAAGTTCCTGATGGAGAAGGGCTACCCGTACAAGGCCGCCCTGAGCATCGTGAAGGATGCCTACCTGGACTACGGCAAGAACGGCAAGGCCGTACAGACGCTGTCTGCCATCGCCATGCCGTTCTTCGGGTTCAGCGCGGCCGCGTTCCCGAAGCAGGTGTCCTACATGATCAACCACCCGCTGCGCGCACTGGTGTGGATGCAGGCCGGTGATGCTGCTCACCGTGCGTGGGCGATGGCGCTGGACATCGACGAGACCGAGCGCAAGAAGATGCTGCGCGACACGCCGGCCACCCCGGTCTACCGCAGCGCTGATGGCAAGCTGCACACGCTGGACACCACGCGTGGCGGCACCAAGACCGCCATCCAGGAAGGCCTCGGGGCCCTGGTGAAGCCTGGCGGTGGCGTTGGCGAGGCGGTGAAGACCATGGCTCGCGGCAACCCGCTGCTGCCCGCCATCTCGCAGGCGTTCACCGGAAACGACCCGCGCACCGGCCGTAGTAGCGTCGGTACTCTCGAACGCGTCTGGGATCCTGTGAAGACGTTCGCCGTCCCTCCGTACTTCCGCACGCTGGTTGGGGACGTTCTCTGGCAGCGCCGCCCGGACTCCAAGGACAAGGAGAGCAGGGTGCTTGCTCCCGAGCGAATCGCCCCGTCCGGGGAGAAGGTTCCGTTCCTGGCTGACGTGGGGCAGGCCATTGTCGGTCTGCGTACCAGGGAGTACGATAGGGACAAGCGCGTTGGAATGCAGGCGTTCGGCAAGGCCGCCGAACTCAAGGGCCCCCAGCGCGTCTACACCGAACTCGGTGAGCTGACGAAGCGCATCCGCGAGGCCATCAATCAGAAGCGCTTCGGCAAGGCCGAGGAGCTGAAGGCTCAGGCTCGCAAGCTGGCTCGGGAGATCGGTGCTGACATCAACGAGATCATGTCCCAGTAGTGGGACGGGAGGTGCATCATGGCAGTGATCGGACCCGTGGTCGTGAACAAGATCGGTGGCCAGTCCAGACGGTACATCCTCGCTCCCGGCGATTCGCTCGACCCGGAGCAGATCGGTGGGTACGCGCACGTCTCCGCGTTCATCTGCGACCAGGGAGGCGCACCCGGTGACCTCTACACGTCGCACGACGGCGCCACGTGGAAGCTGTTCGCCTCAGTGCCTACCGGAACTGCGGTCACTCGTGTGGAGGTTGGGCCCATCCACTTCCTGAAGTTCGCGTGCGTGACCGCATCTTCCTCTCTCGTCGTGGTCTGCAACCACGAGTAGCCCGCAGGCCTAGACACCTGCTGTCTCATTCTGATACACTCAAGCTGCGTGCTGCCTCGCCACGGTGGTGGGGTCAGTGCTCGTCGCCTCTGAAGCGCCGAGTGCGCTGAAGGAGTCTCCCATGGCCAACAACAGCTGGTCCACCACGTTCGATCCCCTGACCGAGGACGAGGCGCGTGTCGTGAACGTCGGCGTTCGCCGGTTCAACCTCGCGCACATCATGGAGCGGGTGCTGGCACTCCAGGCGCAGGAAGTCGCCGTCGGCGTCAACGACACGGGCGCCGACGACCCGCCCGCTTCCGGGTACCCGGGCAGCCTGGGTCGGCTGTACCTCCACACCGTGATGCACACCTTCTACCCCACCCAGCTCAACCAGCTCCTGTGGGGCAAGACCGTGAAGAACGAGGGCACCTCGCTCTCCACGGGGTGGGGCATCTTCATCGCCGGTCCCGGTCCGGGCGTCAGCGGCGACCCCATCTACCTGACGGACTGGTTCGACATCGCGGACGACCAGGCCCCCACGCTCGCGGAGACGGACATCCCGCAGGGGTACATCGTCGTCCTCGGCGTCCAGGTCGCCTCCGGCAACGTCGGCGCTGGCACCGCCATCGTCAACTACTCGCCCGTCGGCATCCCGGCGTAGGCGAACTCCAGCCTGAAAACGGGGGTGCTGCGTGAGCCACGTCATGCCCAGACTTGACCTCTCGTGGATGAAGGGAAGGACATGGGGTGGCCACGCGGCCCCTCGTAGCAGTGACACCGGCGCGGCGACCAATCTCCCGCCGACCCCGCCCAGCACCGCGATGACGAAGTACATGTTCCTCACGGCCTACGGAGCCCCGTACCTCACGTGGGTGAAGGAGGACCTTCGTCTGCAGACGCGGTACCAGGAGGAGCTGCCTCGAGCCAGCGGCAGGAAGCACAAGATCCTGCTGATGAGCGGAACGCTGATGACCGGAGGGGCTGAGGCGTTCGCGGTCAACACCGCCAAGATCATGAACGCGGCCGGCCACGAGGTTCACCTGTGGGTGGACATCCCTGGGGAATACCGGCTGGCTGACGGCTTCGAGGTTCTGACCGGCGACCCGTCGGAGCACGTCAACAGGCTGGGCATCGACACCGTCATCTTCAACAACGGGGCCGCCATCTGGAAGGCTACGCAGGTACGCAGGAACACCACCGCCAAGCTCGGGCTGTGCGTGCACGGCCTGGTTCGGTGGACGGTGGACCAGTTCACACAGTGCAAGGACGACGTGCACGCCCTGGACTTCGCGTGGGGGTTCTCCCGTGCATGCGGCGGCATGAAGCAGGTCGGGCTCATCCCCGAGTCCATGCCGTGCTACCAGCTGTCGTGCCCTGTGGACGACGAGGGCCTGCCGTTCACGGAGCGTGACTGGTCAGGAGAGATTAACGTCGGCTACGTGGGCCGCTGCTCCCCCGAGAAGGACCTGTCGGCACTGGCGAAGCTGTGGTACCGGCTGCACCTGATGTCGGATGGGCGACTCCGCTTCCACTTCGTGGGAGGACTGGACCCGTCTCGCTGCTCTGACCCGCAGTACACCGCGTGGCTCGGGCCCGTCATCGACCGCAGGAACGCCACCGAGGAGTGGCAGCAGCTGCTCGAGGCCGGAGTGCTCACCGACCACGGACACCTGTCTCAGAATGATACACACGCCGTCGTGCGCGGCCTCCACTTCATGACGCTCACCAGCGAGTTCGAGGGACAGCCGGTGGTGTTTACCGAGGCCCAGGCCAGCGGAGCTATCTGCGTGATGCGTCGGGTGGGTGAGGTCGGCGAGCAGCTCGGCGATGGCGGCGTACTGGTGCAGCCGACGTCTCGAATGATCTCCGACGACTCCATCACGAGCATGGCGAAGAGCGTCATGGCGCTGCTGCAGGACGAGAGCGAATGCCGTAGAATGGCAGAGGAAGGGCGCCGCATCTTCGACGCCAGGCATGCCCCGGCTGCCTGGCTGTCGAACGTGGAAGCGATGCTTGAGGAGGTACACGGTGGGACACGCACTGCCTGAGCGCATCGACATCCTGAAGTACCCGTGGAGCAGGGCTCAGTTCCTCCAGTACGTTCTGAACCCGCTGGCTCGTGACGGGCTGGCCAGGCTCGCGACGTCCGTGTCCTGCGCCCCGTTCATGCGCGCCAGGGCCTCTGACCCCGTCGGCCACATCGAGGGCCGGCAGCGGGAGATCCTGCAGCGGGAGATCCTGCAGTCCATCATGAACCTCGGCTACCGCACGGACCTGGCACGGCCGGAGGTGTACCACCCTTCGATGACCAGCTGCGAGAGCGACATCGTCGTGGACATCGGGGAGGACGGCGACATCGTCGTGGTCGACGGGATGCACCGCGCCATGTTCCTGTTCATCGCCGGCCAGCCTGTCGTCGCCAGGGTGCGCAACCGGCACCCGATGTGGGCGAAGTTCGTGGAGTCCATCTACGAGGTCACCGACGGCTACCTGTACCAGGGCCTTCCGCACTACGACTTCGACAGCATGCGGGTCGGCCGAGAGGAGACGCGGGTGAAGCAGGTGTTCGAGGCCGTGCGCGACCTCAACATCCGCTCCGCGGTGGACTACGGCTCGAACATGGGGTCGTTCCCGTGTGGGCTGGCGTCCTTCATCCCCGACGTGCTGGGCGTGGAGCCCGAGGCGCTCCGGGTGAAGGTCTCCGAGTGGCTGGTCAGGCACACCGGCGCTACCTGCAGGTTCGCCGTGGGCGATGTCATCAGCCTCCGCTTCGAGGTGGACATGGCCTGCATGCTGTCCGTGCTCCACCACGTCATCACGATGCACGGTGTCGAGGCCACGAACGCCATGCTCACCGACATGGCGAAGCACTGCAAGTACCTGCTGCTCGAGCTGAACCTGCCCGACGAGCCGGTGCTTCGCGACAAGGATGCTGCCCGGGAGTGGATGGAGAACCACGAGAAGCACCTGAACGCCTGCGGATGGCGCAGGTTCAGGTTCGTGGGAGACGACACAGGCTTCCCCGCGGTGAAGCGGAGCCTGTGGCTGTGGAGGAGCGAGGGATGTCTCTGATGACGCTGCAGACCAGGCTCGGCGTGAAGGCAGACGGGCTGTTCGGGCCGGTGACGGCGAACGCCCTGGCGGATGCTCTCTGCAGCGGAGACATCAGCTGGACCGACCCCGACGTGGCAGAGGCGCGGCAGCTCTCCTGCGACATGCGCCCCCGCGGCACCTTCATGCAGAAGACGCTCATCAAGAAGATGGAGAACGACCCGAGGGGGCCGGAAGGAAAGCTGCGGTGGACCGACGGCGGCGAGTGGAAGCTCAGCAACCTGCGCTCCATCACCATCCCCGGCGTCGGCGACGTGGTGGTGTACAAGCGCGCCATCCCCGCCTTCATCTGCGCGTTCGGGGAGGTGCGTGCACGCCTGCCCCACTTCAAGCTGAGCAAGGTGCAGACGCTCTGCACGCGCAGGATGAACTGGAACCTGACGTCGCTCCCGTCGTTGCACTCGTTCGGCATCGCGTTCGACATCGACCTGGACGGGGACGGCAAGCACGAGCGGTACGAGGACCTGTCCGAGGACGTGAAGCTCTTCATCCAGATCATGGAGAGCTGGGGTTTCACCTGGGGTGGTACTTGGACTGGCAAGCACGCGGACGGGATGCACTTTTCCTACTCGCTGTGAGCCGGTGATGCGACCACGTGGTCGCACTGTGGAGGTGCGAAATGAAGAAGGTATTCGATGGGTTCCTTCGCTGGTGGCCGGTACTGGCCGCGATGGTGGCAGCCATCGTGTTCGTCATCAGCCTGTCCGGGCGGGTGAACACCATGGAGACGTCCATCACGCTGCTGCGCGAGCAGGTGTCGAAGACGTGCGACAAGATGGAGGCCATGGCCACCGACGTGACGCGCATCCGAGAGGACATGGCGTTCATCCGCGGTAGCCAGCAGAAGCCGCCGACCGTAGCCGTGGCAGGGAGTCCCAACCAGTGATCTACCTCACCGCACAGGACGCCGTGGTTCTCGAGCGCCTGCTCACCCTGGCGAGGCACACCTACCCATGTCCCACCCTGGTGGCGCTGTCCGCGTCTGCCGGCGGGACGAACGTGCTGATCAAGGCCGTGCTGCACTTCAACTGATGGAGATCAAGATGCCCACTCCCGAAGCCATTATCGCCGTGCACGACGCATACGAGCAGTACCTGACCACGCTGAGCCCGGCAGACTGGCTGCGGCTGGTGTTCCTCATGCCGCCTGGAGTGTACAGGCTGAGGGACGGGAAGACGTTCACGAAGGCGCCGGTGACGTACCCGCAGATCGTGGTGCAGCTCTAGTCGCGCTCCGCGTCGTACTCGGCCTCACGCCTGCGCAGCTCCGCCATCTCGAAGTCGATGTTCAACGCCAGCTTGGCGCCCGGGTGGTTAGGCGGCAGAGGTTCTTCCTGGACTTCGCGCAGCTGCTCGGACGCCATGGCCTGCGGAGCAAGCGCCAGGGCCCACGCAACCACGCAGTCGTCATGGTGACCTGAGGCGTGGTCCACACGTCCACGCGTCTGCTGCATGTCCTTCAGCTCCTTCATCAGGATGGGGATGCCGGGGTTGGCGACGAGCTGCTCACGCACGACGTCCTGGAGGTACCCCAGCATCATGGGGCGCGTGTCCTTCGTGGTCTTGAACCCGATGCTCTTCGGCTTGCCGCCCCACAGCGGGACCCCGTAGTCTACGAGCCGGTCCAGAAGCGCCAGTCCAGGACCGTTGCGCTCCACCACCACCCCGCTGTCAGCCGGCCGGTACATGCGGGACAGGCACGCAATGGCGTGGGCAGCCACTCGAGGGGTCTCCTGCGAGCGATAGATGGCGACAGGGCGACGCTCGACCGGGTCGTGGATGACGCAGACCGTGTAGTCGTTGTCGTCGTTCGGTACCTCGCATCCCTCTGCCACGTCCACTCCGATGAGGTACCGACGACCACTGACGGGGAACGCGGTGCAGACTCCGTACCCGTGGGTGTCCGGAATTTCCTGAATATCCCTGTACCCCTCGACCTCCCATTTCGCAATGACTCCGGGGGCAAACGCCGGCTGACCCGACGCAATAAATGCCTCCTGGATATTCGCAGGATATTCCTGGGCGAAGCGCACCGGGTCGTTCTTGCACTTGGCGAGGCCATACCGACGGCGCCACTTCAGGGCTGCGAGAGGGACGGCTGCACCCTCGTGACCACCACCGAGACGGTAGGTGCGTTCGTCAGGTGTGAGGCCGAGCGCCTTGCAGCACTCGTTGACGACCAGGATGTTCCCCGTCTTCCACGCCACCTGGAGCTTGTCGTTGACACGCTTCTCGTCCTCGGTGAGCGGGATGCGGTACTCGAGCAGCTCGTAGTACGGCAGGAACACGAAGCGCCACCCCTCCGGCGTGTTCGTGCAGTAGTCGTGGAACGCACCGCGAGCGCCATCGGCGGTGGACTCCATGATGACTACGGTGCCAGGGAGGTCAGGCACGGACTGGAGGAAGCCGCCGAGCACCTCATCAGCCTGGGCATCACCCATGTCACCGCGGTGCCAGAACGCAACCTCGCTCAGGTGAGCCAGGTTGATGGTCTGCGAGCGTCCAGCCTTCCGGCTGCCGGCCGTGAGCGTGTCGATGAACGACTCGTTGATGAACTCGCCCGGCTTCCGCTTCTTCTGCACGTTGTACGGAGGGTTCAGCATCCGGATCATCGTGCCCATGATGCGGTCGCGCATCTTGATGGTGGACGCCTGGTCATGGCACACGGTGGCGGCGCCGGTGTTCGGCTCGTGGATGAGCTGGTGGAGGATGCGTGCCTGGACGTAGGTGGAGATGCCCTCCTGCCGTCCCTTCAACACGACGATGCGCACCGGCAGGTGCCTGGCAATCAGGTCGTCCCACACCATCCCGAGACGCTGCTGAGGCACGTTCGGCTGGAAGGGGATGATCTTGCGGCTCTTGGCGCGGATCATCACCTCGTTGGGGATCCACAGCGACGGCTTCTCGGCCATCAGCTCCAGGTACTCCTGCTGCGTCACCACGAGAGCACCTGTTTCAATTCGAGACAGTCTGGTCGACGGAGTTCATGCGCTTGGCCCACACGGTCTTGAGGTCGGACTCCTCGGGACCGGTGATGCCGCCCGCGGCCTTGGAGCGCTCCGCCTCGGCCTTCAGCCTCAACTCGTCACGGAGGAGCACCAGCTTCCGCTCGTCCTTGTCCTTCTGAGTCTGGTAGATGATGCGCTGCTCGCCGAGCGCCAGCTGAACCGCGCGGTCGAGGGCCATTAGCTTCATGTTCAGCGCCTTGGCGATCATCGGCCAGTTGTCGGGCTTGGTCCGCTCGAGCACCTTGTCGCAGGTGTCGATGATGTCCTTCACTCCGCGCATGGTCATGTGGAGGAACTGCGCCTTCCGCTTGGCCTCCTCCGCCTTCTTCGTGATGGCCTTGGTGACCTCCGGCGATTTCTTGTACACGCGCTCCTTGTGTTCCTTCACGGCGCACCTCCTGTAACGAGCATCCCTGCACCGAGTGTACCAGAGTGAGACAGAACCTGCTATTATTCCTCTCAGGTGGCTGGGTGGAAGATGAGGGAGCTGCTGGACAGGGTTGACTTGGCGCACTTTCTGAAGAGGCACCCCATCACCGTGACGCGTGGGCTGTCCGGGTTCTGCACCCCGGAGTGGCTCGCTGTAGTGCCGCCGAGCATCCGCCTCGGTGTGATGCGAGACACCAGGAGATGGTTGGCCAGAGAGCTGGTGGCTGACGGCGACTACGAGCTTGCAGACTACCTGCCTGACACCATGGACGTGAACGGGGTGCTGGACTACTTCGGCTTCCCGCCATACGGACAGGTGACGTGGGTGCTCATCGGATGGGTGGTCAAGCACTTCGGCAAAGGGCCCGAGTACCAGCTGGAGGACCTGCGCAGGTGGGTGGCAGAGCAGCGCTGGGGAGACCCACTTCGGTGGAGAGACGTGGCCTACAGACCGCTGCTGCCATGACCTGCGGGCGTTGACGTGATACGATGGAGCATCGGGGTTGCCTGGTCGGCAGCTCCCGCTACTTCGCATGGAGGTGCCTTGTGGACAAGATCGGACGACTGCTCATCATCATCGGCGAAGCGATCAAGAACTTCATCAACCCGAAGGTGAACGACACGAAGGTTCAGGTGACCGGCAGCATGCTCACGTGGCTGACGATCATCTCGGCGGTCCTCTACATCATCGGCACCATCCTCACGAACATCCCCGTGGGCGCCTTCGACGGCAAGGATGCCCTCGACCACGGCACCCAGGTCCAGGACGCCTCCACGGGCAGCCTGGACATCGGAGACAGGGTTCTCGATGGTGCCCTGGAGTCCCCGGATGTGCGCGGGGTGGACCTCATCAACCAGGTGGACATGACGGTTGTCCCCGCGGGTGTCACGGTGACGTCCACGGAGATGGCCGAGGCGTGCGCAACGGAGGTGTCGGCATGAAGAACGAGATTCAGTCCAGACCCAACCCGACGGTGGACTCGGTGTTCGGGATTGCGTGGTGCGGAGTGGCGCTCTGCCCGCTGTACGACGCGGACAAGCAGACGTGTATGCTCGCGGGGCAGTTCGCACCGAAGGGGTGGGGCAAGGACATGCCGCACACCCCGCACGTGTGCCTGCCGGTGACCGCGGAGCTGGTGCAGTTCTACCACGAGGTCACGGCAGCGCAGGTGCAGGACGACGAAGACGAGACGCTCAACTGAAGGAGGACGCCATGGATACTCGAGTCGACAGGTTCGTGAAGGTGATGGCCTCGCTGGCACTGGCGATGGGGCTGTTCCTTCTGGCGTTCGGCACGACCGTGCTGCTCACCGGCTGCACCGTGGTCACCCCGGCCATCAAGAAGAGCACGATGCTCACGAGCTGCAAGCTGGTGGAGATGGTGCGCAAGGACCCGCTGATGAAGGCCGACGTGAAGGCGGACTGGGAGAAGTCCTGCTGGCAGAACATGGTGCTGGTCGGAGCCGGCACTTGTGACCCGCTGCTGTTCCCGGAGGTGCAGTGATGTCTCAGCTGAAGGACACGGTGAGCGAGGTCGGCCTGCAGGTTCTCCGGGATGAGCTGCCCCGGCACCTGCTCGACGCCTTCGACGCCCTGGTGAAGGCGTACGCCCATGCAGCGCAGCGCAGAATCGAGCTGTACTCGGTGGAGCGTGCAGTGAACGACGGCGAGCTGCCGGCGGAGATGCTGGTGGAGGCGAGGCAGAACCTCGCAGTCGCCGCGCTGCTCTGCCAGCAGGAGTGGGAACTCCAGCTGAAGTCGTTCAGCCTCGACCTCCTCCCGTACATCGCCCGCATCGTCGGCTCGCTCATCCAGTACGTCCTGTAGTTCAACACCGCCATTTCGGCATCGTTGCGAATGATTTCAAAGAGGTGGTCGTGCAGAGTAAACCGTGGTGGTTTACCCTGCACGCCACCGTTTACGATCAGAAGGTGGCAGCGGCCTCGTACTCGGAGTCATCCGGCCACTCGTCAGGAGCCTCCACAAGGTACGAGACGGAGTCGAAGGCGTCCTTGAGCGGCAGGAGGTCCGCACGGGCCTTGGCGGTCATCCTGGACATCCTGGCAATGCTCTGCACGTCCACGGCGAGGTCGTACACGTCCACACCGTTCTCACGGTGGCGGTAGGTACGCACCTCGAGACCCAGCGACTTCAGGCAGTCGCGAACCTGGAGCATCGGCTGGTCCACGGCCTTCTCCCGCAGGAAGAGCTTCTCCACCCGGTCGGCGCCGGACACGATGTCCTTCAGCCGCTGCACGCGGCTGGAGTCCACGTTGCTGATGCGCCAGGCCCTGGGCAGCTTCGACGGGTCCACCAGCTCACGCCTGCCGGCGTTGCTGGTGCACTCACCGTGCACGCTGGAAGCAGTCCCGCTAAGCGTCTGCAGGTCGCCTCGCAGAATCCGCCTATCTATATAGTTAAGGGGAAAACTGCGAGGGCTCCGTTTCGTGTTGAGTTTCGTGGTGTTGGAAGACTGGACGCAGATGGGGGTCTTCAGGTCGGAGGCGGAGAGGCCACCCACGTCACGGAGGATCTTCGCCACCAGGAACGCCTGCGACACCGAGTTGTGCTCAGCCCTGGTGGTGTCGTCGGAGTACGACAGCAGGCGTGCCCCAGCGAAGCACTCCCCGTTGCCCTCCAGGATGGTGGTGACCGCGGTGTAGAGGTAGATGCGGGACTTCAGGTCAGCGCACTCGTACTCGTGCACCAGCTCGGGGGTGACGGGGAAGTCGCCTACGAGGTCCGCAACGCGTGCGCGGTACGTCTTCCTGCGGTCTTCCTGCGAGGCGCGGCGCTTCTTCTCCAGCTTGTGCGCCTCGTCGATGCTGATGATCTCGGCCGAGGAGACGGCGGCGCACTCAGCCATCTTCACCGTCTTCTTGGTGTTGGAGTACGCCTTCTGCGCCGACTTGGCCGCCTTCTTGGACATCCCCTTGGCCATGCGCAGCTTGACACCCTGGTCGCGCAGCATCCCGTAGACGTGCTCGCGCAGGTTGTTCTGGCCGATGGCCTGCTCCACGTACATAAGGGCACGGATGCGGTTCATCCCGGTGAGCGTGGCGCGGCTGCTCAGCGGGAAGAACACCACGCTGTTGCCGCACTCGCGCACCGTACGCTCGATCTCCAGCTGGCTGTTCGTGGACAGCCTGTCCATCCAGTAGTCCACGCTCTCGTTGGCGCCGACGCCGCGGTCAGACACCCACAGGTGCTTGTCCGCGCACACGCGGTCGCGCCAGAGGCCCTGGACCACGGCCTCCGGGTCGGTGAACGTACCGCTCTGCGCCAGGATGAGGTTGTGCTTGAAGTGCGGGACGCTGATGTCAACTCCGTTGCCCATGGACGGAGTGCCGATGAGGAGGTCCAGCCTGGTGCACTCGGTGTTGGGCGAGCGCATCAGCGAAATCACCTCGTCCTCACCGGACGTCTTCGACGACACCACCAGCTTCTTCTCGACGTCGGACAGCGTGCCGAAGGTCATGGCGTCCGCGAGCGTGTTGGAGTAGACGAACATCGGAGCCTTGCCCTCGACGGTCTTGTACCACTCGTGCGCGTCGACGAACTGGTTGTGCACGGTGATGGTGAGCTTGCGGTCCACCTTGCCGTACACCACGTGAGCGTCGTGCGTACCAGCCAGCTCGAACGCAGCCTCGCAGTCCACATCCGTCAGGCACCCGTCCAGCATGACGAAGCGCTCGCACGTGGACGCGTGCCAGCGCAGGTGGTCCCACACCACGTCACGCGAGCGCATCCCGTCGTCGTTGAAGCGGCGGAGCGTGGAGTGGGCCTCCTCCAGGTACACGTCGTCGAACCCTACGCTGTTGTCGATGCGCGGGATGGAGTCCACGCAGCACACCAGACGGTCGGCGGTGATGGTACCCTTCATGGACTCGTCGGAGTACAGCTGGAAGCCGTACGCAGCCAGTCGCCCGTACCCGCTGTCCGCCAGGTTCATGGTGGGCACGATGTAGAGCATCTTGCGGGTGGGGTTGGCTTCGGCCCTGCGCAGCACGAACTCCGTCTTCCCCATGCCGTGCGGCACGCTCATCATGACGACGTGCGCCTTCAGCTCGAGGTCGGCGGGAACGTACTTCTGGCCGGTGAGGTCCGTCTGGTGCGACCACGTGGTCGCATTCAGAAGGCGCTCCAGAGCAGGGACGTAGGTGGACTTGACCGACTTCTTGGAGCGGGACGACTTCACCAGCGTGCCGCAAGAGTGGCACTTCGCGGTGGCGCCCTTCATGTCGGAGTGCATGGACAGCATCCCGGACGGCTTCGCCTCCTCGGGGCGCTGGTCCTTCCCGCAGTACGGGCACAGGACATTGCTCACGATCCGCCGGCCGGTGTTTCCGAACGCCTTGTACAGCTCGGAGGCAGTGCCTTCGTGGACAACGCCGTTCACTCGGATCATCCAGACGGTGTTCTCGAAGTCCCACGGAGCGGTGTCTGCGCCGGCGTAGACCGCCTCCGGGTTGTAGGTGGGCTGGATGACCCCTCTGGTGGTGCTCGATGCCTTGGATGCGTGGCCGGACGTCTTGGTGGCGCCAGGCTGCGCGGACAGCGGACGCGTACGCACCGGCTTCGGATCGTAGTCGGAGTCCATCTTGTTGTAGGTGGTGTTCAGCGACCGGGCCTCGTCACTGATGCGGCGACCGACGCGGGTGTCGTACAGCAGCTGCGTGCAGCGCTCAGCCAGCGCGTGCAGGCGAGCAGCGTTGTCCAGGTGGTACTGCGAACGGGACGGGTCGCTGACGGCCATCTCCGCTGCCGTGCCAGCGCGACGGGTGAGCTTGGTGATGACGCCCTTGAACGTCACGCAGAACTTCAGCGCCTCGAAGTCGGCCTCCGGGTCGGTAATGCCCTTGCGAGCACAGGCAGCCGCCAGGACGTCGTGAACCTCCTGGAGCGTGGGCAGCGCCTTGTTGGCGTCCATCAGCGTGTGGATGCGGTGGGGACGCTCCTCCTTGTCGGCGTACTTCGCGATGAGACCACCAGCGCGCATCCGGCGACCGGGGTCGGCACAGGCGGTGTCGGAGTCGAAGTAGGCGATGAGCATGTGGACGGTGCGGTCGTACAGGTCGAAGTCGGTGGACGGCTGGAAGTTGATGCCGGCATGCACGCCCTTGCCCTTCTGGCAGGTGGACGGGTCGAACGGAGACAGCGGCGCCGGCCGGTCGTCACCCGTGGTCACCACGTCGGAGAGCTGGATGCCGTCGGCGATGGCGGCGTCCATGATGCGGCACTGCTCCAGCGTAGGGATGGCCCCCATCGGTCCGTCGTCGATGTCGATGGGCATGCGCGACAGGTACTTGATGCACGTCTTCGAGAGACCGCGACCCGACTTCAGCCAGGGATCGATGCCGTTCTTCTTCCAGAAGTCGAAGAGCGCGTCCACGTCGAAGCAGTTAGTCATCATGCCTTCGTAGGCCTTCGCCCCGAAGTACGTCCCGTGGTGCATGTACTGCCACCCCTGTCCCCGCAGCTTCTTCAGCTTCTCCAGATCCTTCTCGGCGGTCACCTTGATGCCGGAGGTCAGGAGACCGCGGACGGCGTGGTTGTAGAATCCCAGGCTGTTCTTCTCGAACGCTACGGTGTGGTACGCAGACTCCACCGGACCCATGGCGGGCTCTCCGTTCTTGACAATCGCTTCGTCCTTGGTCATCATCAAGTCGTCTCCTGGACATCACCGAGAGGTTGCGAGCCTGTTCACTCGGGGATGTCTCTATCCAGAGTTGCCGACAGCTGGTCGGCGAATGCAGCCTCATGGTACGCCCACGCACGAGAGCTTGTCAAGACAACATTCAGTCTCGGTGCGAAACCACGGGGTGTATCAAAATGAGACAGTAAGCTCCTCATGGACACCTAGCAGCCATGAAATAAATTCTTGACACGCTCTACTATGGGTTGCTACACTTCAGGTGTTGGAGGCAATAGAGCCTCTCACTAACAACCAGGAGGATGGCATGAAAGACAAGAACCTGGCTCGTGCTGGAGCGTTCCTGAAGGCGGAGCTTGCGGCAAAGGGGTACGCGTGGACCGAGGGGAAGTACGCTGGCGAGTGGTCGGCTGAGAAGACTCTGCGCGCCATCGAGAACCTCGGAGGTCGCGTTCACAAGCCGTCGCTGTATGCGTACCTCGGAGGTGCGGCTCGCATCTCTAGGAAGGTACTCCCGTACCTCCTGAAGCTGGCTGACGTCACGGTTGACCAGTACGTTGCGATGGGCGGGAGGGACACCAGCCCCGAAGGTCGCCAGAAGTTCAAGAAGGCGCAGCTCGACCGCGGAATCCCGATGCCTGTCAGGAAGCCCCGTACCCCGGGTGATGCCAAGCCCGCTCGCGTCACGATCAGGGACCTGAACTGCTCCATCATGGACTTTGCGCAGGAACTGCACGCCATGATCCAGGAGATGCGGGACGGGCAGAAGGCCATCAACGACAAGTTGAGCAAGTTCCTTGCCACACCCGAGCCGTCGTACGCCCCCGTGTTCGAGGAGCAGCTCTCGATGGAACTCGTCACCAACGTGACGACGGCGCTGGACAACGCCATCGATGGCAGCAGCGCCCCCATGGATGCGTCGGAGTAGGTAGTCGCAGAACGCGACCACGTGGTCGCAATGAGGGGTGTCATGAGCGGTGAGACCGGGGAGTATCAGAGCATGAAGCCCGAGGACAAGGACCCCATCGTCGGTGACGTGGAGGAGGGCTCTGCTGCGTGGTATATGAACACGCTCATCGAGGCGTACGGAGCGCGGATGGCAGAGCACCTCCAGGGTGCAGTCGACCTGACGAACGTCATGATGCGCGGCTACGCCACTGCGATGGCCGAGTGGAACAAGGCAGCGCGGGAGAACGAGCTGCTGCGCAACGAGGTGGATCAGCTGAATGCGAAGCTCCAGCTGGCGCGTGAAGAGCAGCGGGCACGCACCGTGGTCATCCCGAAGGAGGCGGAGGTGCTGGGGCCGTCCAACAGCCAGCAGTGGCTGAACGGCAACCGCGTCCGCCGCTACCGCAAGTTGGCCGGCTTGCGTCAGTGGGAGCTGGGGGGCAAGGTCGGCCTGGCCCAGGCCCAGGTCAGCATCCTTGAACGGACTGGGTACGTCGTCGGCGGACACGGCGACTTGGCGCCGGCGCTGGCAGCCGCCCTCGGATGCACCGAGGCGGAGCTTCGCACGCGGTACGTCCGCAACAACACGGAGGTGTGATATGGAAACCAAGAGCAGGGCCGTAGTCATCCCGCGCATCCTCGCGGTGCTCGAGTCGCTGGATGAGCATGAGCACATCACCACGGCGGAGCTGGCGAGGCGCGCCGGAATCCAGGCGTTCGCAGTCCACTCCAGGGCGGGGTACGAAGAGCTGGCTCGGTACCGTGGCCCGATGCAGAAGGGAGTGCCCACCACGTGGCACGGCGCCAAGCCCCTCCCGCGCAACCCGGAGATGCCGAAGGACACTATCCCGCAGTCCGACGTACCGACCACCCCCCGCGCAGAGGACGCGTGCGAGGACACCATCGACGACCGGCTGCGGTACGCGCAGTCCACGGTCACCGACCTTCAGCGGGAGAACACCCGCCTGCGCAAGATCATCACCAGCCACAACGAGGAAGCACGCATCGTGGCAGGGGCTATCACTCCGGTGGTCATCCACGCCCCGGTGGTGTTCTCGAAGTCCAAGGCCAAGGACGACATCCAGCTGGTCCTGGCGCTGGCCGACATCCACATGGGCGAGGTCGTCTCCCCGCTCGAGGTGCCTGGCTGCAAGTACAACCGCGACGAGGCGTTCTACGGCGCCAACGACATCATCCGCAGGGTGGTGCGGTGGACCGACCTGCACCGCGAGTCGTACAACGTGACGGGTGCGCAGGTGGTCGTGATGGGTGACATCATCAGCGGCAGCTTCCACGCAGAGCTGCTGAAGACGAACGAAGCACCCGACCCCGTCTGCACCGCGTGGGCCGGGCAGCTGCTGCAGGAGTGCGTCGGCACGCTCGCGCAGAGCCTCAGCGTGAACGTCACCTGCATCCCCGGCAACCACGGCCGCACGTCGAAGGAGATCCAGTTCAAGCGGACGTTCGCGGAGTCGTACGAGTACCTCGCCTACGTGATGCTGCGCGAGGGGTTCCGCTCGAACGACAACGTCACCGTGAACATCCCGGAGAACCCCATCCCGAACATCAGCGTGGTCACCCGCGACGCCAGCAGCGACAACGAGATCGTGCACAACATCCAGGCGCTCCACGGTCACCAGATCAAGTCGTCCGGCCCCAGCCCGTACTACGGACTGGCGCGCAGGGCGAACGCCCTCGTAAAGGAGAGGGCCATGCTCGGGGCCACGCCCGCGCTCACCACCCTGGTGGCGCACTTCCACAACTGGTCGGTGCTGGAGAACGGGCTCATCACGCTGTGCCCGTCGCTCATCGGTTCCTCGGAGTGGTCCAGGCAGATGGGCTTCACCACCATGCCTGGACAGCTGGCTTTCTTCGTCGGCCCCCGCGGCCGGTTCGACGACACGGTGTTCGAACGCCGCTACCTTCAGGAGGTGTGAGATGAACCGCAAGTACTGCGCAATCCGTGGGTGCACCGCTTCTACTGCCGAGGGTTCGTGCGTGTGTGAGAAGCACGCCGCGCTGGGTCGCACGACCACCAAGCCGCCGCGGCTGAAGTCCCCCGTCGACGGACACAGCCTGGCATTCACCTCCGCTGAGCTGCGTGACGCCAACGCCATGCTGTCGAATCGCCCGAAGACGCGTGCAGACTGCCCGTCCCCGGGCACGCCGTGCCCGTACCTCTCGTGCAAGCACCACCTGTGGGTGGACCTGTCCGCGTCGGGAATGCCCACCGAGTCCCCCGCGTTCGGCGACGTGAAGAACACCTGCGCGCTGAACTACGTGGAGGAGCACGGCAGCGCTCCGACCACACTCAGCTGCGTGTCGAAGGCTACGCACACCACCCGGCAGCGTGTTGACCAGATCGTGCAGGAGGGGCTGAAGAAGGCGAAGCGTCGCCACGGAGCCGTCCTCCGGGAGTACATGGACTACCTCAAGTACGACGAGAGCTGCGAGCGCGACCCGATGGCCAGGGCCCCCGCGCCGGTGGAGGCGTGACATGCAGAGCTGGTTGAAGGGTGCGACACTGAAGGGGTGGCTGGGCGAGATGCGCTACGCCGCCGAGCGGAAGAAGGGCCCCGGCATGCACATGATCCAGATGGAGGCCGGGCAGCTCCTCCGCCTGCTGGAGCTGGCGGAGAAGTGGGTGGACCACGAGTACCCCGCCGCGGCAGAGAATACGAACGCCAAGAAGGAGGAGTGACAATGGAGAGCACCGACGTGTTCGTTCTGGCAATCGACCCTGGGCTGAAGGGCGCGCTCGCCGGCCTGGACCGCAACGGGGAGCTGATGTTCCTGCGCGACATGCCCACGGAGACGTACACCCTGAAGTCCAAGAAGACGAAGTCCGGGAAGGCGGCAACGCGGAACCGCTACCTGCTGCACGAGCTGCGCGACATCGTCACTGGACTCAACCCGAAGCACCTGGTGTACGAGCAGCAGCACCCGATGCCCGACCAGGGCGTGACCAGCCAGTACACCACCGGGTACGGGATGGGGATGCTGGACATGATGGCAGCGTGCCTCGGCACCCGCACCATCGTGGTCTCCGCGCAGGAGTGGACGAAGGTCATGCTGAAGGGTGCCAGCGGAGAGGGCAAGGAACGCGCTCTCGGGGTGGCCAGGAGCATGTTCCCGAGGGCCGAGCGTCTCTGCAAGTCGAACGGCAGGGCAGACGCCCTCTGCGTCGCCATGTACGCGTACACCACCCGCATCGCCCACGACCCCTCTGCCGCTTGACCCAGTCCAGTTCGTGAGTTACCATCCAGGTGTGGCGTTTTGCCACGATCTCTTCAGCGTGAGGATGGCCATGCCCGCTTTCACGGACGTCAAGAACGACTCGTACCACTACGAGCGCGGGAACCCGCGTAGCTTCAGCATTCGTGGTGCATCCAAGGAGCAGCTCGCGCAGTGGTTCCCGCTGGTGCGGATGATCGAGGTCAGCCTGCGCAACGACATGGGGCCCACGAAGACCACGCAGGCGGTGCACTGGCTCCTCCAGATGCTCGTCGCTGCGTCCTCGTCGAAGGGCGACATCATGGCCAAGGTGCGTGAGGCCAAGCGTCTGAAGGCGGCCGCGGAGAAGTCGGCGGAGAGCGTCGAGAAGGAGCCGGAGCCGCTGCCGGACGTAGTCCCTTCCGCGGTCACCGGCACTGCACTGGAAGAGACGTACTGACACGGAGGTGTACGATGGGCGGATTCTGGAGTGATATCGGTAACATCCTCGGTGGAGTGGGCCTGGGGGCGCTGTCCCTCATCCCGGGCGTCGGTACGGTCACCGGACCCGCGGCCGCGGGCATGCTCGCGCAGGGCGTCAGCGGGATGGTCACCGAAGACCCGTCGGCACCGAAGCAGAAGCCGGGTCTGATGCTGGCCTCCAAGAACGAGACCGCACCTGACACGAACTACCTGGACACGAACTACGTGGAGGCGATTCGTCGCCTGGGAGGTGCATGATGGTCGGGTACAGCAGTGACCAGCTGAAGGCGATGGCCACACCGAAGAAGGTCGAGGTGACCCCCGCCTGGGACGTGGAGAAGATGGCAGGCGGCGGCACGGAGGAGCAGCGTCGTGCCGACCTGGCTGCAGTGACGCAGGCGCTCATGGAGCAGCGCAAGCAGAACGCCAACGCGATGGCTCCTGGCGCCGCGACTCCGCAGATCGACGCCGCGCTCCTGGCGGCCCTGGGCCAGAAGAAGGGGGTGTAGGTCATGGGAATCGGAGACATGCTGCGTGGGGTGGTGGGGCAGCTCTCTGCTGACCAGCCCGCCGCCGACCCCGAACTCGAGCGACTGAAGGCGGCCATCGACGACGATCCCGTCAGCGACATCGTCGAGGAGTGGACCAAGCGGGAAGAGTGGATGCGACCGCGCACCCGCCGGTGGAAGGAGAGCCTCGGCTTCGACCGCGGCGACCACTGGGGTACGTGGAACGAGCAGACGCGTTCGTGGGTCGGTGCAGGCTTCGCTGCCGGAGCTGCTCTCCGCGACAAGCCGTACATCAACCACTACGCCTCCATCATCCGCACCATCGTGTCGCACATGACGAAGAACCGGCCGGTGGCGGAGGTGCTACCCGAGACGTCCAGCTCGGATGACGTCGAGTCCGCAGACGCCTGCAACAAGCTGCTGCAGCACGTGTGGCAGGACATCAACGTGCAGGGTCTGCTGGCTGAGGTCATCCGCTGGATTCTGCACGCCAACGTCTGCTACATCCACCCGAGGTGGGACGCCAACGCCGGCGCGCTCATCCCGGAGGAGATGCCGCCCGAGTTCGCAGGCGAGCCGCAGCGGTACCGCCGCGCCGGCAAGATCGCCGTGGACGTGCTGTCCCCCATGCAGGTGTACCCGCAGAAGGAGGCACGCAACTGGGCACAGTGCGGTGACGTCATCATCGAGCATCTGCTCACCCCGTCGCAGGTGATGGACCTGTGGCCTGACATGGTGCGCACCCCCGAGGCTGACACCGTCGGCACGGACGGCACCGTGCTCATCGCCGCCACGGAGATGGAGCAGGGCTACGGCTCAGGCAACCTGGAGTACGTGCGGGTGCTCGAGCGCTTCATTCTGCCGTGCAGGAAGTACCCCGCCGGCAGGCACGTGTGCGCCACGAGGGAGTACCTGCTGACGGACGAGCCGTACGGAGAGCCGGAGTTCCCGATCATCCAGGTCACGGGCGAGCCCTACCCGATGTCCATGCACGGTCGCAGCTGGATGTGGGACCTCCTGGGCCCTCAGCGCGCCTGCAACGCAGCGCACACGCAGATCCAGGCGCACGTCGACCTGGCGTGCAACCCGCCGTGGCTGGTGCCGCGTGGCGGCGTGGACACCAAGGACATCACGAAGCGCCCCGGCGCCATCATCGAGTACGACCACACGAAGGGGACGCCGCAGATTGCGTCGTTCGCCACGGTGGAGCCGTGGGTGCGGGACATCCCGAACCAGATGCAGAAGGTCATGGCCGACCTCTCCGTGTCCGAGGTTCTCCAGGGACGCGTGCCGTACTCCGGGATGAGCGGCCGCACCATCGCGTTCATCTCCGACCTGGATTCCACCCGCCTGGGCACGATGGCGAAGTCCATCGCCACGTTCCTCGGCGTGCTCGGAGAGACGTGCCTGGACCTCGTGAAGCAGTACGGTCCCGACTCCATCGTGTTCAGGGCGCTGGACGAGTCCGTGGCGGAGATGGTGGCGTTCCAGAAGACCATCCTGCGGTACGGCAGCGTGCGCGTCACCGAGTCCGCGCTGCTCCCGCAGCCGGCCAGCGTGCGGCGCGAAGTCCTTCTCCAGCAGCTCCAGGTGGGCGCCATCACCCAGGAGGAGTACAAGGAGGCCCTCCGAGGTGCGGGCGGCCCCGACGACACCGACCTGCAGCGTGAGGACCGTGCGTGGGCGCGTGACAACATCGTCACCATCCAGCAGGGTGGCCAGCCGTTCACCGGCGCGTACATGGATTTCCCCGTCCACATCCACGAGACGCGCAGGTTCATGAAGTCGGCGCGCTTCCGCCGTCAGCCCCCCGAGATCATCCAGCGCTTCGAGGAGTACGAGCAGAAGCTGGTGGCCATGGCTGCTCAGCTCGCTGCGCGCAACGCTCCTCCGCAGCCGCCCACGGGTGGCGGTGCTCCTGCACCCGGAGGCGAGGCGGAAGGCGCCGATGACCAGCCCGCCAGTGTCCCCGGCCAGGCCGCGAATCCGGGTGTGAACGCCTCGGAGGAGCAGGCTCTCGGCATGGGCAACCTCCCGTAGCGTCACCTGCGCTTTACACTTTCCAGCGATTTCAGCTACCATCGAACTGTGGCTAATTGCCACAGTGGTTCTCAAACGAGGATGGGCATCATGGCAGACGGGCAGGACACGGTGAATACCGAGGAACTGTGGGACAGGCTCGTTCCCGAAGACAGCACGAGCCAGGGCGACACCGACACCACTCCCGTGTCGGACGCCTCGGCTGGCGGTACGCCGTCGGCCGGAACGGAGAAGGACCCCCTGGACGATGACGCTCTGTGGAGTCGCATCCAGGAGCATCCGCGCCTCAAGAACGCGCTGTCGCAGTACACCGAGCAGATCGGCTCGGCCAGGGACCAGCAGTGGGTCGAGTACGCCCATCAGCTCGGCCTGACCGAGGAGCTGCAGAAGCGCAACGAGGCGTTCGCCAAGGGGGACAAGTTCTGGGAGAAGGCCAAGGCAGCGGGTACGAAGGCGGGCGAGGCTTCGCAGCAGGCGGCGGACCTGCACGCGGAAGCCGCCCGTACCGGGGACCCGAGAATCGAGGCGCTGGCTCGCAAGGTGGACGGCGTGGCCGCGTACCTGGCGAAGCAGGCGCAGATGAGCGCGCAGCAGGCCAAGCAGGCCTCGCAGAACGCCGTCATCAACGACGTGCAGAAGGCGATCAGCGCGGTCATCCCGAATGCCCAGGCGCGTGACCCGGAGTTCCGCGCCAACGCGCAGGCGTTCATCCTTCGTCGGGCCAACGAGGACCTGAAGACGAAGGGCGTGAAGGGCATCAAGGACTTCAAGTCCTACGCTGCGGAGTACCCGCAGTACGTGCAGCGCGTCTACGGCGTGTCTGCCGGTCACAAGGTGGTCACGAGTGCGCCGACGGTCGTCCCCGGGGAGACCCCGGAGCAGCGGCGCTCTCGTCTCGAAAAGGAAATCACGGCTCGTCTGGTCCGGGAGGACTAGAGGCCGTAGGAGGTGAACCATGGGTGCTCTCGATTTCACGGCGATGGCGGATCTGCTCAAGTACGTGTACAACGACGAGGTCGTGGTCGCGCTGAACAACAACTTCCCCATGCTGAAGCGCTGGAAGGGCGCGGATGCCCGGTACCGCACCGGTGACGGCAAGGCATTCCTCATCCCGATTCGCGTCGGCCGCGGCAACAGCTTCGGCGGCATCGCGGACGGCGGCGCCTTCCCGACGTACGACGCCCCCGACACCGCGCAGGCGGTCGTGAACGTCAAGTACCTCGCCGGCACCTACCGCGTCACGGGCCCGAGCATCGCGGCCTCCGGCGCGAAGCGCGGCGCGGTCAAGTCCGCCATGGACTTCGCCCGCGACTCGCTGATCGAGGACATCAACAACCGCACCAGCAAGTACCTGATGCTGGACGGCACCGGCGTCCTGTGCCAGGTCAGCAACGTGGCGGGCACCACGATCACGCTGGCGGGCGCGGCCGGCTTCGGCACGTTCTTCCTCGAGGTCGGGGAGTACGTGGCCTCGGTGACCACGGGCGGCGCGTTCGTGTCCCGCCACCAGATCAGCTCCATCGACCACTCGGCGGGGACCATCGTGGTCGACTCGGCCGGTTCCATCGCGAACACGAACTACCTGGTGTACTGCCGGTCGGACGCCACGACCATCGCCATGACCGACTACAACAAGGTCCCGGCGGGTCTCGGCTTCAAGGGCGGCATGCTCGACGCCACCGGGTCGGTGTCGTACGAGGGCCTGACGGCCACGGCGAACCCGCGCTGGAAGCCGACGGTCGTGGCGGCGGGTGGCAACCCCCTGTCCCAGGACTACCTGGACCTCGGGTACCTGAACACCCGCAACCGCGGCGGCCGTGACCCGTCCCTGATCGTGGCCAACGACGGCATGGTCAGCGAGTTCCGCGGCCTCATCGAGGACCAGCGGCGCTACACCGACCTGAAGGTCCCGCTCGGCGCCAAGGAGGTCACCTACTCGATGTTCGGCAAGGACATCAAGGTGTTCTTCGACCGCTTCGTCCCGAACGGCTACGTGGCGTTCCTGGACGAGTCCAGCATGCTGACGTTCGAGTCGAAGAAGCCCGGCTTCGACGACATGTACGGCGGCAGCACGCTGAAGTACGACGGCACGGACGCCGCGACGGCTGTTTGGACGTGGTACACCACGTTCGGCACCGACGCTCGCCAGTGCCATGGCGTGATCTCCGGCCTGGCCCAGACCAACGTCATCCGCCCCGACGCCGGCTAGTAGTTTCATGGGGTTGCAGGCCTGAGACATGGCCTGCAACTCCGAAACACACCCCCACAGAATCCACCACAGCGGTACCCGACAGAGGACGCAACGAGGCCGATTTCTGCCTTGACAGGCGCGTTTTTCGGTGGTAAACCGGTAGCTGGGAAGTGTCCTACTAACTGGAGTGCTGCCATGAGAAAGCGCGGTCCGATGAGTCAGGAGTGCAAGGACAAGATCGCTGCCAGGGCGAGGGAGAGGTGGTCCACGAAGTCGAAGGAGTGCAGGGAGGCGGCCGCGTTGCGGATGATCCGCGACAAGCCGGGGGTGCTGACCGAGGAGCACAAGGCCAAGGTCAGCGCCTCCCTCCGGAAGCGCTGGAGCGAGGCGACTCCGGAAGAGCGCGCAGCCCACGGAGACAAGCTCCGCGGCGTGCATCTCTCTGAGCAGCACCGCAAGGCTATCGGTGACGCACAGCGCGGCAGGATCGCCTCCTCCGCAGCTGTCGAGATGAACCGTGCCTCCCACGTGGGCATCACCCAGTCGGAGGAAGCACGAGAGAAGAAGCGCGTTGCCGCAAATGCCTTCTACGCCAAGCTGACCCCGGAGGAGCGCAGAAGCATGTTCGGGCGTGACCTGCCGCAGCGGAGGGCTGCGGCAGCGCGAGCGCTAACCAGCAAGCCCTCCGCACTGCACCTCAAGGTGAAGGCCGGCATGGACCTTCTCGGCATTGCTACCACCACCCACGTTCCCGTTGGGTGGTACATCCTGGACGAGGGCTGCCGCGACCTGAAATTCGCCGTGGAGATCAACGGGTGCTACTGGCACTTCTGCCCGGTGTGCAACAAGAACCCCGGGAAGCAGTCCGGTAGCGACAACGCCAAGCGCGCCTACCTCAAGAAGCACGGGTGGACCCTGTTGGAGGTGTGGGAGCACGAGTGGGTCGCAGACCCACTCGAGTGCCTGACCCGCATCAAGGACGCGTGGCTGGCGGCTGGTGGCACTTGCCGGCCGTCGACTTGCTCTTCCTGACCACCCGCGCTACGCTACAGACACTAGCCGGTGGATGGCGGAACCATCCTCCTCTGTGAGCTGCGGGGCTTCCGACATCCTCACCCGCAGCTCACAGAGGGGCCCCGTACCTGCAACCCTGGACGTTCACCCATCTTTCCGGTAGTCTTGGGCTGTGGCGAAATGCCACGCTACGGTCACCGAGACCGCTTTTCTTGAGGAGGATGCCCCATGAACGTCGACACGGAGATTCGGCTCAGCCAGGTAGACCCGTCGGTGCAGCCGCCCATCGAGATCCTGGCGGTGGTGAAGGGGTACGATCCCCGCCTGGACCTGAAGTGGGACGGCCGGCAGGAGACGTGGGGTCTCTGGCGTCAGTCCGAGCTGGGCCCGCTGGTGTTCGTGTGCACGGTGGGACCGCGTCTGGACGGCCGCATCCTGATGGCGCTCCAGGAGAGCGACACCCGTGTCGAGGGGCATGACGGCCGGTTCCTGCAGCGCATGAAGGAGGCGAAGCTCGCCGCGAAGCGCGTGATGCACGAGCGCTCGGAGTACCTGCACGAGCGCATCGAGCACGCTCTCGCCGCCGACTCGCTGGAGGTGCAGGCGAAGCGCGCCGAGGAAGTGATGAAGGAGTTCCGCAAGGAGCAGGAGGCCTGAGATGACTCGAGCCCAGGTGATGGATCTTGCGCGTGTCTATTCCCAGGTGCCGGCCACCGTGCTCGGAGACACGCAGGCGTACAAGCTCTTCAACCAGGAGGAGATTCGTATCTGGGGTGAGGTGGCTCGCAGGGCCCCCTCCGTGCTGATGACGTCGCAGGACCTGGCCTACCCGGCACAGGCCGACTTCATCACGCCAGCCACCCCGATGTACCGTCTGGTGCTGCTCGGCACGAAGGCTGACTCCGGCAATCGTTACGCCTTCTTCCGTCAGCTGGACAACATCGAGTTCGCCGAGCTGGAGCGGCAGTACACCGTGGGCAACGCCGGCAGCCAGTACAAATTCCACTTCAACGGGACGAACCTGTACCTCCGGCCCATGCCGCAGTCCGCCCTGACACTGAAGGCGTACTACGTCCCGAAGTGCACGAACGGCACCGCCATCACGGACTCCATCTTCGGAGGGAACACCGTACTGGACACGTTCGGCGAGTACCTGGCCAACAGACTCGCGCTGAAGCTGCGGATGATCACGGGCAGGAACACCGCCACGCTCCAGGTGATCGTGGACAGCCAGGACAAGGACTTCATGTCCCAGGTGCAGAAGATGCAGGACGCCGAGCCGCAGCACGTCACCCGCACCAACGACTACCTGACCAACGTCGGCGCCAGCGGGTCGTACCTGAGCGACGACCACTAGGAGGTTGCAGATGGAGAGCATCCGGCAGCATGAGCGGTCCATGACCGCTGCTAGAAAGCAGTGGTACCACCAGGCTGGCGAGACGCTGTCTCAGACCGCGAAGCTGTGTGGGGTCTACAGCATCACCAACACCCAGAACGGCAAGAAGTACGTTGGTAGTAGCGTGCACGTGTTCTCTAGGTGGCACGGTCATCTGACAAGGCTGCGTGCCGGCAAGCACCCTAATAAGCATCTTCAGGCCGCGTGGAACAAGTACGGGGAGAACTCGTTTACGTTTGCTGTAGTGGCAGAGGTACCGGAGGCAGACCTCCTGAAGTCCGAGGCCGTTGTTATGACCGCATTCGGTACCTGTAGCAGCGACATCGGGTACAATTTGATGGTACCAGACACGGACCGCAAGATCCGGATGTCAGAAGAGTCCAGGGCTAGAATTTCTGCGGCTCAAAGGGGACGGAGAGCATCTCCAGCTACTAGGGCTAAAATGAGCGCCTCTCAGAAACTCCGCCGCCACACCCCGGAGACTATCGAGAGAATGCGCGCAGCAGCGAAGCTCAGGGTGATCACCCCGGAGACGCGGGCGCTGATGTACGCCAACCGTAGGAGCAACAGGGATAGCGTGGAGCTGACGCGGAAGAGCAGCTCCAATCACAACTCTGCTAGAAGTGCTAGAGGGGCAGCCAAGAGGGCCGCCGAGGAGGTGTCGTGATGGAAAGTCTCAAGGTGGGTCCGCCGTTCACCGGCATCACCGACAACCCGTTCGACAGCACGGGCAAGTGCCTGCTGTCCATGAACTACTTCTGCCGCAACGACAGGCTTCAGCGCCGTCCTGGGTGGTCGCTTCTACGCAACTTCACCTCCGCGAACCTCGGCATCCGCGGGTTCGGGAAGAAGCGCGACAAGAGCGTACTCGTCGCGGTCGGTGAGTCCAGTGACCTGGTGAACGTCACGCTCATCGGGAACGACGGTTCGGTGGGCACCGACGTCACGTCGTCGTTCGCCGTGACCAACAAAGGCCCGGTCACCTTCGCCAGCATGTACGGCAAGCTCTACATCGCCGGCGGTGGGCAGGTGCTGGTCGTCGACCCTGAGCTGTTCACGTGCGCCCCTCTGGTGATGACGGCCGGCAAGGAGTCCGCCAGCAAGACGTACCTGAAGCAGTCCCCGCCGGCGCGGTCCATCTGCACGCACCTCGGGCGCATGTGGTACTCGGCGTTCGAGTCGGCGGACCTCCTGGTGTACGGCACGCTGGCGGACGACGCCGCGTACGTGGACGACACCAGCTGGATTGCTGACGAGTACCACGTCAACTACAAGCCGTGGCACATCCTGTACTCCGACTCCGCTCACCCGGAGCAGGTGCAGAGCATCCACAACTTCGCTCTTCAGGACGACGGCGCGCCCATCACCGCCATCCACCCGTTCCGTGGCGGCCTGCTGATCCTGACCACGCAGGCTGCGTGGTACCTCAGCGGTACCGGCCCCGCGGACTGGCGCATCGACAAGCTGGGCAAGGGCGGGTGCATCGCCCCCGCGTCCGTCGACTCCGACGAGACCGCGGTGTACTGGCTGGGCCCCGACGGGCTGTACTGGATGGGCGACGACCTCATCATCAACTCCGTGTCCGGCGTGAGCTGGCTGTGGAACGGCGACAAGCCCATCTTCGCAGCGCTCCTCGGAAGCAACACCCGGGTGTTCCCGCGCCTCCGCCTCGGCCTGCACTCCGACGCCATCCGGCAGAATGCCACCGGCGTGTGCGACCACAAGCAGGGCGGGTACCTCCTCTCCCGCGTGCTCTACAACCTCGACCCGCAGGCGGCCACCGCCGGTGACACCTACGATGTCGGCATCTGGGTGGACTCCGCCACGAAGACGGTGACCCTCGTCGCCCCGTGCCCGGTGGTCATCGGGAAGGGCGGCGACACCGACCTCGGCAGCACGATCTCCGACATCATCGGAGGCCTGGGTGTGCAGCTGTTCGCCTGGCAGAGCGACGAGTACGCCGACGGTGGCGTCTACACTACCTCGCTGAACGCCCAGATGCCGGCGCAGTACGTGTCCACCTTCAAGGAGGCGTCCCCCGCGTACCTGAGCATCTCCGGCGTGCGCGTGTTCTCCCCGCCGCAGGACCTGTCCGTGTCCGCGATCTCCTGGGAGCGCATGGCCGACGCGGACAGCGCGGCCGGCGCGAATGGCAGCGTCAACGGAGACGGCGTGACCAGCCCCGACGTGTGGGGCGACGAGACGATGATGCCCCGCTGGGTCGCTGAGTCTGCCACCACCGGCATCAAGTACCTGCCCGAGGCAGCCACCACCGGCATCCGGTGGGGGTCCGAGCTGCCTGGCGCGTTCAAGGCCGACGTCATCGGCCACGGGAAGGCGGTCGCTGTGTCCATCACGGACGCGCAGGAAGAGGGCTCCTGCCCCGTGCTCGGCATCATGATGGACGCGGAAGGGGAGGGCAACAGCTGATGGCAGTTCAGCAGGGGTCCCCGAATCCCGGTATCGTGAAGGACGACCTGTTCAAGGCGTCCCTCTACAGCATCGTCGCCACGCTGAACAAGGCAGCTGGGACGATCCTGCAGCCTGGAGACGACCTCGAGTACAGGGTGAACTCCGCTGAGGCGTTCACCACGTTCCTGCTGACGCCGGGGGTGTACGGCACCGCTGCCACCGAGTGGACGCTCACCCGCAGCTGCCGCATCCTGGCCATGCCTGGCGCGGTTATCTACGGGAAGGTCACGGTGCAGGGTGCGCAATGCGAGCTGACCGACCTTCAGTTCGATACCTCCGGTCAGCTGGTGGTGTCGAGCAACGGCAACACGATCTCCGGCGCCACCTTCGGACGCGACTGCACTGCGTCTCCGCTCATCTCCGTGGGCGGAACGCTGAATCGCGTCTCCGGGTGCAACTCTTGGGCGGTGACCGCTCCTGGAGCAATCGGAGTGGACATCAGTGGTTCCTCGTGCATCGCCACCGGGAACCAGTTCGTAACGCATGCCACCAGCGTGCGCTACAATGTAGCTGGTGGTCATCAGCTGGCCGCCAACCTTGGCACCATCGTGGGGGTGTAAGATGCCTGCTTGGACGCCCGTACCGATTCCGGAGCTGGGGCTCGTCAAGCCGTCCAGCGTGAACAACAACAACAGCACGCTGGCCTCGGTCATCAACGCCCTGGACACGACCAACATCACGTGCAAGTACGCGCCGTGCGACCTGGTGTTCGTGTTCGGGCCGGGGATGACGCGTGCGTCGATGCTGCCCCACGTCAACGACGGGCAGTGGTTCATCCGTGGCTGGTCGCTGGAGCAGACCGGCTTCACCGGCGGCGACACCGCGACGTTCGCGCTGCAGGTGGTCACCGACACCGGCACGCTCGTAGGCACCGTCGACACCTCCCCAGCGCAGACGGCGTCCACCACGCTGGGGCGCATCGACGTCACCACGGCAACGCTGGCGGCCAACCAGGGTCTGCGGGTGGCGGTGACCGCTGGCGTGATTCCAGCTTCCTGCTCCGTGACCGTGTGCGTGCAGACCGCCCGTGTGCTCCGCAAGAGCACCGAGCTGTAGGAGGAGAAGATGCCCGTCAACTACATGGCCAAGAGCACGACGACCCCTGCGCCGAAGCCCTGGGCGCCGAAGTCCTTCGGTGCCGCGGGTCAGTTCGACGCGGGGAAGAACGCGTTCAAGCAGAAGGAGCAGGCCGCGCCCGCCCCCGCTGTTCCCACCGTGGGAACAAGCGCGAACACCGGCGCTGCGTCCGTCGGCAGTGACCAGGCCAACATCAACCAGTTCATGGAGGAGAAGCAGGGCTTCCAGTACGCGTCCAAGACCAAGGTGCAGCAGCAGGAGAAGCCTGCTCCGTCGCCCACCGATGCGTACGACCCGAATCTCGGGAAGATCACGCTGGGCGGGCAGAGCGCTGCCGGCGCCGCGGCCAACGGGGCCGGTGCCGACATGGCGAAGACCACCGTCGGCGGGAACACCGACCTGGAGAACCTCGCCGATGCGCTGACCGGACAGGGTGGAAGCATCCCCGACATCAAGAGCATGGGGGTCGACTTCTTCGGGATGTCGGACAAGGGCACCGGTGGAGCGGCCGGCACCGCCGACAGCGACCTGGAGGCCCTGGCGTCCGCGCTCGGCTCGAGCACGCCCACCGGCACCACGTCGTCCCCGCTCACCGACAACGGCAAGGACGGTGTGATGGGCGACGGCATCATGTACCCGCCGTACGACATCAACGGTGACGGCGAGGTGACGGCCGACGACCTGTCCAAGTGGGAGGAGATGACCGGCCAGAAGGCCCAGTACATCGACCCCAAGTGGGCCGAGGATCTCGGCGGTGACATCACCGACCTCGTCACCGGAGCTGCCGGGGGTGAGTTTGGCCCGCAGGACGTCAACACGGGCGCTGGCGGCAACGTGGGCGCCGGCTTCGACCCCGAGACCGGGGCGTACGTGGGCGGCCAGGGAGCCACCAACGACAAGTACGCCGACAAGCTGGACGACACGACGAAGGCGGAGTGGAAGTCGGTGCTCTCCATGGACGAGCCCACGAAGACTCCCACCATCCAGGACTCGAACAAGTACGGCGCCGGCCTGGCGAACGAGAACGAGTCCGCGCTGTCGCAGTCGCTCAAGGACACCTCGAGTGACGTGTGGGAGAAGGCCCTGGCGCAGGGGCAGGCGGACATCAACCGCCGGCTCGGCAGCGCCACGTCGCAGCTCTCCGACGAGCTGTCTGCCCGCGGCCTGGGCAACAGCGGACAGTTCTTCCAGGGCATGGGCGAACTCCAGACGGGTGCCATGAACGAGGCGGCGCAGCTCGCCATCAACATCAAGAAGCAGGAGATCGACACCGCTCTGCAGCGCCTCCAGCAGACCATGGCCTTCCAGGGCGAGCTGATGGATGACGCCACGAAGCGTGAGCTGGCGAACCAGGCCGCCGAACTGGAGCAGCAGAAGCTGAACCTCCAGACGGACGAGCAGGCGTTCAACCAACAGCAGCAGGCGACCGAGCAGCTCCAGGCCATGGCCTACAACCTGGAGCAGATGGGACTTGACCCCGCCTCGTCTTCCACGATCATCACGGAGACGCTGAAGCGGCTCGAGGACCAGGGGGTTCCGAAGACGGCCGAGAACATGATGACCACGATGCTGGAGCTGATCGGCGAGCACCCGGAGTGGTTCATCTCTCCCGACGTGACGCCGTAAGGAGGTAGACCAATGGCACTGCTTCTCCCGCGTAGGATCAAGGACGACGAGGAGGACTTCGGCACCACCATCGGCAAGACCATTGCCGGTGGCGCAGCCTCTGCACTCGCCTCCGTTCCCAGCCTGCTGCTCAACCAGGGCATGCAGGCCATCGGTGGCGAGCGTGAGCTGGGGAACGCCCTGGAGACGCTCAACTTCAAGAACGAGCTGGACAAGAAGCGTCTCGCCGCGCAGTACGGCATCCTGGAGCAGGGCAACAGCTCTCCCGAGTCCGACCTCGACGCCGTGGCGTCCGCCATGAGCGGCGGGGTTGAGCCTGCGCTGCCGTACGGCACGAAGACCGAGTCTCCGATGGCGCGTGCCTCGGCCCCCGCTGCGTCCGCGATGTCTCCCGACCTCAAGGAGTTCACGGACACGCTGAAGGGGGCCAACGCGGACATCCTGGGCACCGGGCCGAAGGCGCCTGCACCGCCCAAGGTGACGCCGCAGCCGATGAAGCTGTCGCCCGACATCATCCCGCCCACGCAGTCGCCCGGCGGGCTGCAGATGCCGGCCGGCGTGAAGCTGGCTGACGTCCCGATGGTCCTGACGAAGTACAAGGGCAAGCAGGCCATCTCGGGCTCCGACCCTTTCATGAAGGCCTCGCTCTCCGCAGCTGACGCCGCTGCGCAGGGCGCCCGTCAGGCGCACGCCGCCGGTGTGCCGGGGAATCAGGCCGTCCAGGAAGGCGTCAGGCTGTACAACACGATCCTCAACCGCATCCCCGGCATGGGCCTGAAGGGCCGTGACAGCCGCGCCGCGGGGTACGAGGTCATGCTGGACCTGATGAAGGGCGTGCCTGGCCTGTCGGGGTCCGCACAGGCGATGCAGGTTGCACAGGCGAAGTCCCTCGACCCGCTGGCTGACCTGTCGAAGTCCCTGGGTGAGCGCGTCTCCGAGTCCGTGGAGATGGGCTTCGACCAGGCGAAGCTCCCCAGCAAGGGCGGAGCAGGTGCCGGAGGCAGGACGTTCGCGCAGCTGACGAAGACCATCAGCGACGGGGAGCAGGCCCTGGACATCCTGGACCGCAAGCTGGCTGCCGCCGGCTACGACCCGTACTCCGAGGGGCCGAACTCCGAGAAGGTGGAGTCGCTGCTCGCCGAGCGCGCCGTCATCGAGATGAACCAGGACGAGGCGCGTGCTGCGCTCCGCGGCAACCGCAAGGCCAAGCCCACGTACTTCGCTCCCCGCACGTCCGAGACCACCGGCGCCAAGGTGGAGGAGACGGAGGGTGCCCAGGCTCCTCGTCGTGCGGCAGAGGCGGAGAAGAAGTCGGAGGCGGATAAGGCCAAGGCTCGTTCCCGCGAGTACGACGACCTGATCGGGCAGCTCAACAACGCCATCGGCAGGGTGGCGAAGCCCGGATCGTTCGCCTCTCCCGAGGAGGTGGAGGCGTACAACAAGAAGGTCAGGCCCCTGGAGGAGCAGCGCGACAAGCTTCTCATCGACAAGATCAACGAACTGGGTGTGCAGTAGACCGCTGGAGGTGTCTCCATGGCCAATGACCCCCTGGTTGAAGCGCGCAAGGTACTGGCAGCCAGCGAGACGTCCGAGGACCCCATCGCGCAGGCGAAGCGTGTCCTGGCTGAGTTCAACCTCCCCGAGGGTGGAACGCCCGAGTACCAGCAGGGAGTGGCGGAGGTGCTTGCTCCTCTCCAGGAGAAGGTGGCACAGGGCGCCGGTCTCTCCGTGCGTGAGGGCGAGCCCACGGAAAAGGTGGCTGTCGAGGCATGGCGCGAGGCGGCGAACCGTCCGCTGCTCGGCAAGCCGGTGGGGGAGATCCTCACCGACATCCCGCGCAACGCTGTCACCGAGGCCCAGGGTCTCGCCTCCAACGTGCTGACTGCCGGTACGTCCATGGCGCGCATGGCTGGCAGCATGCATGACCTCGTGCAGGCCGCGGTCACCACCCCGGACACCGGGTGGGAGGCGGCGCAGAAGGCGGCTCGGCGGAAGAAGCGCAAGGAGAACTGGGACGAGTTCGCCGCGGCTGCCGAAGGCGGAGGCCTGCTCCCGCTGTCGTTCCTTGGTGGTCCGCTGGGCGCCGTGGCTGGTCGCCTCGGGCCGGTGGCTGGCGCCATTGCCTCCAGAATCCCGGCGCTGGTTGCCACGGCCCCTACCGTGGTGCCCACCGTCAAGTTCATCGGAGAGCTGGCGGAGAACCCTGTCGAGACCGCGGTGCAGAATCCGCTGGGTACGCTGATGCTCGGGCTCGGCGGCAGGCAGGCAGTGAAGGCCGTTCCGAAGGTACTCACCGGGAAGTACCAGCCGAAGACGCGCACCACCCCCGCGACGGACGACCCGTCGTGGTACGTGAGGAACCCGTCCGACCAGATCGCCCAGGTGAAGGGGCGCCCGGTGGAGGCGCCGCTCAGCCAGGTGATCGAGAACCCGCCCGTACCGAAGACCGCTGCGGAAGCGGTGAAGCAGTTCGGGTTCGACACGCTGCTCACCAAGGCGTCCGACTTCATGAAGGACACGCCTGTGGCGGAGGTCCTCTCGAAGCGCATCGGGAAGTCGCAGAAGCTGACCGAGGACAGCCAGCCGTCCGCTGTGCGCGACATCGCCAGCAAGGGTGTGGAGAAGCTGTTCGAGAAGTTCCCGGCGCTGGAGTCGTGGACCCCCGGCATCGGAGAGAGGCAGGCGTTCGTCAACCAGGCGGTGCGTGCCGGCCTGAGCCCGAAGCGCATCGCTGACCTCCTCAAGGACGTGGAGAAGAGCGCTTCCACCGCTGTCCGTGAAGGCATGATGGCGATGGAGACCCCGGAGATCGCCGCAGCCGTGCAGGACGTCGTCAAGACAGCAGCCCCCAAGAAGGAGTTCCGGGTGTCGTACGGCACCACGGAGATCCCCATGCGGGACATCCTCAGCAACGACGAGGCGCTGGCCACCCGCTCCGCTGGTGGTCTCATCCGCGCAGTGACGAAGTCCAGGGAGCCGGGCGGGCTGGAGCTGGCCGTGGAGTTGCCGTGGGACAGCGGCGAGCCCCTCATCCGTGCACGCGCCACGCAGTACGTCAGCCAGGCTGTGCCCACCGTGGTGAAGTCCATCCTCGACACGGTGTCGGACCCGGCCGAGCAGAACCTCCGCGTGCGTGCCGCCATGAAGCGCATCGCGGAGCCCGACCTCTCCGGAAAGCGCGAGTCCTACAAGGGACAGAACGCCCTGGTGCACACCTACAAGGTGCTGTCCGAGGCCAACGCCGCTGCGGCTCAGGCCGGGGCGCTGGAGTCCATCCTGAAGCAGGTGCCCGACGTGGCGGAGTCCGTCACGAAGGACTTCAACGCGGCCATGAAGCGGCGCATCGAGGTCACGCAGTGGCTTCGTGCCACGGAAGCCAAGCTCAGCGGTCGCCGCGTCGATGTCACTGGTGAGGCGGTGCCTGCGTCCACTCTGAAGATCCCCTCCCGCAAGGTGGACCTGGACAAGCTGAACACAGCGGCGCGTACGGTCGTGGAGCGCGTGCTGAAGGACAACCCCGACGTCCCCGAGCCCATCGCCCGCTTCATCGAGCAGGCCGGGAAGAAGGAGTCGTCCGTCCTGAAGGCGCTGGCAGACACCAAGCTGGTGAGCGGCATGGGCAAGGCGATGAGCGGCGCCATGACCATCCTGGGGCACACCGCCATCAAGGCGAATCCCCCCACCCGCATCTTCAACGGCATCTCCAACTACTCCATCGGGGAGTGGCTGGCCGCGTCCACCGGAATCCCGTCTCCGATGGTGCACCCGGTGAAGTGGATGGCCAAGTCCAAGGAGTACATCGACGACCTGTACGCCGGCCGTCTCGGCGCAGGCGTGGGGAAGGACCCTGGCACTGGCAAGATGATGCGCCTCGGGGAGATCGTCGCTGACCTCGGCGGTGACCCCGTCGCTCTCGCAGAGCTGCGCCTCACCCGCGGGTCCAACAAGCGCCTGAGCCCCGCAGAGGCTGTGGCTGCGTCCATGGAGACCGACGCTTCCTACGAGAGCATCAACGCGGTAGAGCCTCAGGGCGGAGCACCTGCACGCATGGGTCGCTTTGCTGGCACGCTGCATGAGGGTGCCGCCCGCGCCGCAGACGCAAAGGCTGCGCGTGAAGCAGCAGTCCTCAAGCCCATCGAGGAGAAGCGCGCCAACATCCAGCGAGTGGAGAAGGAGATCGAGCCAGAGACCACCCGCGTGGCGAGC